GCTGCGGTGGCCGCGTCTGCGAGGGTGAGGGTGAGGGTGATGCTGTCGCTCATCTTAGTTTAACGTTCCTTTTGTTTTGTCGTACCACCATTCAAGCCACGCGGTCAAGAAACTGATTTGGGTCGGGGTGAGGTTCGCGATCTCCGATAACGTGTAACTGAACTCGTGGGCGATGAGTCCTATCTGTTGGAGGTCCGCGCGGTATTCTACTGTGGTTTTCGTAAAAAACGGGTGATTTCGCTGCTGAGGAGGTCGCTGAGTCGAGCGAGTTTGTCAAAGGGCATTTTTTCTATTTGGTCGTAGGTGAGGTTTCCATACGCTTTCTTGAGCATCGCGTGTAGGATGCGGTATGATTTGTCTTCGGTGTCGGTGCCTGAGGACATGATGGTTCTGTACTCTTTGAGGGTTAAGCGTCCGAATCTGATTGTTCCGAGGATTTCATCTTTGATCGTTCCGATGTCGTCTGCTTCGCGGATGAGTTCTTGAGGGTCGAAGAGGCGGGCTTCTGCCACCGCGCGTTTCTCGTTTTCTTCGTCTTTCATGGCGCGTTGTTCAAAGGCAGCTAGTCGCTTCTTGTTTTCTGGGGTGTCAAGGGTTACTTCGGGGATTGCCATGTTCATTCCAGCTAGGAATCGATGGTTAACGTTTTCGCTTCGCCGCTCATCCGTTCGCTGACGGCTCCTGACTCGCCCGCTGAATGGTCAACCCCCGTGATGATGCAGTCATGCAGCGTCATGTAGTTCGCTCCGAGAGGCGTGCCCACGGGGCTGAATATGATGTCGAAGAGGGTTCCGGCTTTGAGTAGGAGAGCGTATGTTTCGTCGGTGTACACTCGGTCAACGCTCCACGAGTACGATTGTTTTCCAGACTCTAAAAGAGCTGGTGAAACAGAGTCCATGCTGTAATCTTTGATTGCTTCCGCGTTGAGTCTAACGCTCACGCTTTTGCCGTATGCGATGGGGACTCCAGCCTTCAAGATTCGCGCGTTTCTTCCAACTACTGGTACGGACAAGTTTTTTTCATTCTCCTATGCGTTTATGGGAGTGCAGGTTAAAGCTTCTCCGCTTACTCGTTCTAAGACTGCGCCTGACTCTCCCGCTGAGTGATCGGCACCCGTGATGATGCAGCCGGCTAAAGTGATTTTGGGCGCTTCGTTGACTCCTGTGGGCGCGAAGATGATTGTGAATGTTGAGCCGCCCGTGAGGATCGTAGCGTATGCTTCGTCAATGAATAGTCTGTCTATGCTCCAACCGTATGATTGTTTGCCGCTGACTAACAGGGCGGGGGCTTTCGAGTCCATTGAACCGTCCATGATTGCTTCAGCGCTCAGTCGAACACTGATGCTTCTACCGTAAGCTATGACGACTCCATCCTTGTAGAAGCGAGCGTTGCGTCCAACGTATGGGGCTACCATTCTTTTATTCTTCCTGTGATGTGAAGGTATTCTGTTTGAAGCCTTAAAAGGGTTATTGCTTGAGGTGGCTTCGCTCGCGTTGAGCGGGGGAGCTAGTGGACGTTTGCTCGATGTCAAAGAGGTTGCCGAGGCTTTGGGTGAGGGCGATTTGAATGAAGTCTCGCCTGTACCTTTCAACGACCGCGTCCTTGATGAAGTCGATGTCTTCGAGCCACTGACGTTTAATGTCCCGTTTGAGTTCCGCGGGCGTGGGGTTGTAACCCGCGAGCTCCTTCGAGGCCATGAAGAAAGCTAAACCGAGCCACGCCCTGTAATAGCGGTCTTCCTCAGCGATGAAGGTGAGGAGTTTAACGGTGACGGAAAGGAAGCGGGGGAAGTTACCGTCTGGCCGTGGGCCGAACACGCCTTCGCGCGCGTGGTGCGCGTACACTCGGAGAGCTTGCTGATAGGTTGAATGGAGCATGCGGGTTTGAGGGTATGAAGGGCGCGGGAACTTGAGGAAGCGGTCGAGGAGAGAGAAAGGAAGGTTTATGAACAGCTTGGCAACCCTCAACTTAAATTCAGAGTTCATTTTTCTCTCAGCGTAGGGAAGGTGAAGGGGTGCAGGAGATTGAGGATTCTATCGAAAAGGAGAAAGAATAGAATTTTGTCCTCAGCTCCCGCTCACTGTTCAAGGCTTGTATCTCCACGTGGAGACCGTTAATCGAACGGCGGTGATTTCGCGGTCGCCGGCAGGGTACTTCTGAACCTGACGGTTGCTTACCCAACTGTCAAGGACTGTCCCAGCCAAAGTAGCGTCAACGTCGAGGAGGTCTTCCGCTGCTTTACACAGGGTGATGATGGCGTCTTCGTTCGCGTCGCTGTCAGCCGACTTCAACACGATGGTGACGAAGAAGTCGTCGTCCACCCTTTTCTGGGCGGCTTCAGGCGTGATGGAACCGCCGGCCCACTCAACGAAAGCGAAGAGTTCCGTGTACTTGACGGGGGATGGTTCACTGTTAAACCATTTTTTGATGGTGGTTAAGCCCGCTCCGTCCACTAGCTTCGCGACTATCGCCGCTTTGATGGTGGCTACCGTTTGGGCTGTCATGCTTGTTCCGCCCACGCGTCAACGTAAAGTTGACTGAGGATAGGCCTGAGTTCGTCAGCGGCTTTCCGCATGAAAGGATGCGCGGTCGTGCCTGGGTGGTGGACGTGACGGGCGAACCTGTCTTGTCCAGTGTCAGGGTCGAGCCAGTGAAGGACGCTGCCGGGGCGAGCGGTGATTAAGTGTGGGGCCGTGCCCTTCTCAACGAAGATCGCCTGTTTGGCCGTGGGAAACACGCTGAAGCCTTTGGGGATGTCGGACGCCACCACGGAATCGCGGAGCGCGCCTGTTTTGACGGGCACGAGATTCCTGAGGATTTGCACGCCCTGCTGTTTACCGCTGGTCACCCATGAAGCGTGAACCTTCGAGAGAACCGCGCTCGCGTAGAGGTCGCCTTTAGTGAAGGCTTGCGTTCTATTGTACGCGGTGCGAACCGTGATGTTGAACGCCATTTAAGTCGCCAACCCCACTCCGTACGCGAGGGTAAAATCCGTCGTCTGTTCGGTCAGCACGGGCACGAGGGCTTCACCCGGATAATTCGTGCTGAGGTACGTGTTAAGAAGGTTGATGCCGATGGTCCAGAAACTGTGGACGCGCTCGTCTGGAACGTCCTTCTGCTTGTGGAGGCCGGCGGCGAGGTAGTTGCTGGCGTCGCGGATTAGGTCTTCGGGGCTTGTGAGGGGGACGGTGGCTCCGCACCGTTCAAGCGCCATGTTGATGAAGTTGTCGGCGGTTTTGATGGCCGTGTCAAGTTGAATGTCGAAACTGAGCTCGGTCAGCTCTATCGCGCACAGGTTTTTAACGGTGTCGAGGTCTCCGTACCGGAGGCTTGTGAGGGCTTCAACCGTGAAGGCGAACTGTTCCGTGTTGTTCAGTGGGGGTAGTGGCAGGCGTGCATATGCCGCCGTTACTTCCAAGTGCCACCTGCCAGTGGGAGCGTCGGCGGAGAGGGTGTAAATGAACTCGTAGACGCCTTCGCCTGTGCGTGTGAGGTCGCCTATGTCCTGGGTTTCGACTGTGACGCCTGAAGGGTTCACGATGAGGGTGGCTATGGTGTCGGGGTCGAAGACTTCGTCATGCTCGTCGGTGAACGTGAAGGTCTTGCTGATGGTGTCGCCGGGGTAAATGTTGTCTGTCATGCTTGGTCACTATGAAGCTGGACTCTTTTAAATTCTGTTGTTAAGATTCTTTTGAGTTTTCTTGAATCGTCTTTTTTCTGGTGACGTGGACGTTAATGTGTCTGGTTGCGCTTTTTGTTTTGGGGGCGTTCCTGTCTTTCACGCTTACCTTGATGACGTGTTTGGCCTCTACGGTGGATGGTTGAGTGTTGGTTTGTGTGATGACGATTTTGGATTGGGGAGCTTGTATCCCGCAGTTCACCGTGAACGCGTGGGTTAATGTTCCAGTCAAGCTCGAGTTGATGGTGAGGGGTTTTTGCAGGTTCTGGGCGAGACTGCCTCCCACGGTGAAGGGCGCTTTGAAGGTGGCTAGGAGACTGGAGTTGAAGGTGAAGTCTTTGGTGAGGGCTCCCGTGAGGTCGGCTCCCACGGTTAATTCCTTGATGAAGTGCAGTGGCTCTTTGAGGTCGGCGTTGAAGGTGAAGGTTTTTAAGGTTGCTTCAAGCAGGTCGGAGTTGAACGTGAACGGTATGATGAGTGAAGCTGAAAGTTCCGCGTTGACAGTGAGGTTTTTCGTGAGGGTCCCCAACAATTCGGCATTGGCGGTTAACGGTTTCGCGAATGAAGCTTGAAGGTCGGCTTCGAGAGTGAAGGGGACTTCACCGTGCCATTGAAGGTCAGCTTCCACAGTGAAGGTTTTAGTGAGGCTGTAGTGGAGGTCAGCGTTGAATGTGAAGGGGAATGTCAAGGTCTGCTGTAGAGAAGCAGCCACCGTGAAGTCTTGGGTGAAGGCGGCTAGAAGGTCTGAGTCGAAAGTGAAGGAGAAGGTTCTCGTTCCCTGCAAGCTAGCGTTG